ATTAAACTGAAATTGATCTTCTCTAATTTCTGTGCTTGCAGTTAGGGATGCTTGCATTGCCGCGGTAATCATGCGTCTTTGTGCCTGACGGCCCATGTAAGGACTTCCGTTATCCTTCAAACCACTTGCTGTCTGCCATGTGTCTTTGACAGTAGGCAATGAACCTCCTGCTCCTGGTACAGCTGGTAAATCTGGATAAGCGTTTGCATTAAACTTGTTACTGACAAACTGCTTAACATTGAAACCACTGCGACGTGTGTTAAACAACAAGATTCCACGTGGATATAATCTATAATCAGGAGCGTCTTGATCAAGATAATCACTTGCTAATAAATCTGTGATAGCAGGCAATGATCCTGTAATAACATCAGTAGTTCCGTCAGTATCCCATCGTGCATCAGCGAATACAATGCCGTTTTGACCAATTTGATCAGTGTTGTCAATTAATACCCATTCAGTGCCATCGTAACGATAAATTACTGGATAGTTTTCTAAATCGCCACTGTCCAGCCATAAATCACCTGCGACTAATGCGCTTACACCATCGCTTTGAAACTCGGGCTCACTGGCACTAATAATTACACCTTCTGGATCAGTGTTGGACAGGGTATATCCTCTCGCATCAGTTTTACCTGACCAATATGCACTTCTATATCCTCTCCATCCGCCTACATCATTGATCATGATATCAACAGCAGCAGGATCGCTGTAATACCAAAGCGTTCCATCTGCAGGCGCACGATATGGTTCAGTTGTGCTATATGTATAAGTTAAGGCTTCCCAGTTAGTGAGTGCCAAAGTGCTACCATACAGAATAGTACCGGTAGTAGAACTTGTGAATCCTGCATCAGCAGTTGGAGTTCCTGTTTCGTCGATCAAGTAAATATCACCACCAAAAATGTGAGTAAATGTGATGATGTTATTCTCCACACTGACTGTGATTTCAGGAATATTTAAAGCCAAAATATCTGCTATAAAACTTGCTTGTGAAGTTCCGGACAAAATAAAGGAATAATAGATAATATTGTTTGATCCAATTTCTGTCACACCAATTGTCAATTCGTCGCTAGCAGTGAACGGATTAGCAGCGATCGCAGTTCCACTTACAACTGTCTGACCTGTAACTCTTCTGCGGTATGGCTTGAAAGCGTTGGTGTCGTCACGCAGTGGATCCCACGCGATCCATACGGTTCCAGCAACAATGCCATTGCCGCCGCCAGCTGGGTCTAATCCAAACAGTGCATCTTCAGCTCTGTTATAAAACTCTGTTCCTAATGTAGCAAAGCTCTGTGTAGTTGAGTTATATCTCTTAATAACTATATCAGCTCCACTTCCTGTAGCACCTAATTTCATAAACACACTACCACTAGGACGAGGAACTGTATCTGTGCTTCTCCAACTTGGGATCTCAGCAAAAGTACCAAAAGTTAATTTTGGATTTGAATAAGTACTGCCAGATGAACCTAAACCTAAACTGGCCATTGGAGTACCAGCTGAGTTAGAAATTAAGATTTTTCCATCTGCTGTAGCACCATTGCTTTCGGCTGCATCTGTTGCATATAATTCTAGTCTGCTATCAATATAAGCAGCAGTTACCCCGGTAATTGCAGCACTATTAATTGCAGAAACTACCTGTGCAATAGTTCTTGCTGATCCTGTGTTACCAATTGTAACTGTGGTGCCATTGATTGTTAGTGCAGCGGCTGGGCTACTTGCAGGAATAGCAGTTGTACTAGAAGTAGCAAAAGTAACTGTACCTTTAATTGTAGGCCAACTTTGTGCCCATGCATCTGTACCAATTCTTACCCAGTTGTTGCTTCTATTTTTGTAAAATAAAATTGCATTACTGCCTGTACCAAAAGAAACTGCATAGCTTCCAATTTGGCCAATTGAGTCATTTGGTACGTAAATACCGCTTGTAAGAGTTTGATTGGTTGTAGATGTAACTAGTAAAGGAGTTTTAAGGGTGAATTGACTGTTGATTGCATCCCACTCATTTATTCCCCAAACACTACCAGTCAAATCCATCCAATGTGTATTGTTTGCAACTGCACCAATTGGACGAACACTTGTACCTTCAAGTTCATCTAGATCAATATCTGCACGAATAGCATAGATTCTATTAACATTGCCCAACACACTATAAGCAGTCATCAAACCATATTCATTGCGTTCATCGCCATGTAATGGAGTGCCTGCTGCGCTTTGTTGGAAACTGGGATAGCCCATTGATGCTATCAATTCACGCTGACTGGAATAGGTAAGTAATTTACCTGCTCTAGCAGCAGTTGTGTCTGTAGCTGACGTACCCGATGGATTGGTCTTATCTTGGGCAGTTGCTAAAATAATCAAAGGCACAGTTCCTACTGCACCTGGAATATATTGACTTTCGTCGGTAACGGTTATTTCTAAACCTGGGGATACTAGTGCCATGTTTTTATCCTTTAACAAAACATTTGCTTGTATTTATAAAAAGGATATAGAATTCGGCTCTGATGAGGTGCCTTTAAAAGGTTTTACCTATAAATAGTGTTATGCAAAGACCACTCTGTACTCAATGTAGAGGTAATCCTGCAGCAGTTAATTACAAACTTGGCAGCAAAATCTATTATAGAAAGACCTGTGCTAGTTGTGCCAGGAAGGGCAGGCAAGTAAAAGAAATGCCGGCTTGGACTAAAGCCGGATACAAGAAAAAACTGACCTGTGAGCGTTGCAATTTTAAAGCAAAAACTGCCAATCAAATATTTGTTTTTTATTTAGATGGCAATTTAAAAAACAATAACTGGATAAACTTGCGTAGTGTGTGCGCTAACTGTAGAATAGAGCTCAATACCAGCAAAACTACTTGGCGCGAAAGCCCGCTAGTAGCAGATTATTGACCTTGCTGTAAAGTTCTTCGATGGTCCCGTTGTTTTCTATTTCGTAATTAAACGTTTGACCAATCCAAGCCCATTCACTGTGATGCACTTGCGGGTATCTTTGCGGCATCAACTGCCCAGCATCTTCTAGTAGCCATTGACGATCTTCGTGTGTGGTATTTTCAAGCAAAGCACAATCATACCACTCGGGCAATGCACCACGTTTGACCCATACACACATGCCACCATGTTTTCTAATAGCAGCTATTTCGTTGGGAAATCTCACATCGCTGATTACAATGTCTTCTGTGGTTTTTCGTAATCTGTTTTCCAAGCTAGCTATCCAAATATCATTATGGAATGCGCCGCGACAAACTTCAGTGCCCCAAAGCTGTAGCATGTACCTAGGAGTAAGTCGGGGCATGTCGAGGCGTTTGGCCCACCAAGGATCTACCTGTTCGCGCCACTCTCTGGCTTCAGGGGTAAGTCCTTCTAACAGTTCTCTATCCCACCCAAACACTTGAGCCACAGCATCTTTTAGTGTGCCTGCAAAGCTGTCTCTAACAAAACCGTGTTTGGCAACCAAGTAGTTGGCCACAGTGTCTTTTCCCGACCCAATAAAACCTGTAATTCCTATGATCATAAAAAATGCCCCCTCAGGAGCATTTTAAATTATATGCAGCTCAATGTCAAACACCAAAACGATTCTTTTTACGTTTAGGAACTGGACTGTCTTTGTTAATAGTAGGGCCTTCTTGACTGCGCATGTCGCCGTGATTCATGTCTTCGTAATTGGCATGCACTTGTTTATAGGCCAATTTAAGCATCTCTTGTTCTTCTTTGGTGAACGGAGCTGTAAGTTTCCACTTGCCTAGCCATGACTCCTCATCCACAGGCGGCATGGTTTTGCCATCTGTGGCTGCTAGTGCTAATCCCAAACGATATAGTGTGTAATCGCTGTTCCATTTTTTACCATCAGTAAAGCGATTTAATCCGCGCATGGCGAAACGTTGGCGTTTGTTTAGTTCGCCTGTACTCTCTGATATAATATCTTTAATTTTCATTATCCAATTACAAGGCCTAACGGCATTGACCCATCAACAAAATCTTTCAATTCTTGCTCCAGCTTTTCCATTTCAGCTTTGGCTTCACCTTTGAGTGTAGCACCATTCAGCTGTGTTCCACCCTGCGGTCCCGGCAAGCTGGCATACTTTTCTCTAGCTTCGCCTACTATCAACTTGGCAAAACTGTAAGCATATTCTTGCACCCACGGAAATGACTGTGGGTCATTTAATATCATGGCATCTGGCTTATAATTGTACAGATGCAATAGCACATCTTCAAATCCGTTGGGATCTGCGTTTGCACCCACAAATGGAATTTTACGTATCAGTGTCAGCTTTTTAGTTACTTTGTTAAAAGTAAAATTCAAATAACCGCCAAACATACGCATTGCCAACTTTTGATAATCCACAAACAGTTCGTAGTTTAGCAAGCCACCCACTCTACCTGCTACTAGCATATAAGTGTTTAAATACCCACTTGCAAACGGTTCAAATTGGCTGGCAGTTGTACCCGACACAGACCCAATACCGCGTCTGTACGCTGCTCTAACATCCATGACAACGTCGGGCAATATAATTTCTTGTGTTTCCGGGAACAATTTAAGAAATGCGTAGCTTTCTTCTACACTATTAGTGGCCCGCTGTCTATACTTGACCAAGGACTGATTAATGGCCATGTCATAGTGTTCTTTGTCTAATTCTACATCTACTATGCCGTCGCCAAGACGCATACGGATGTAGTCAGTGATATCTGAACGGCGCTTGTTAAGACTATCCAGCCACTGAGCACCTGGATCAAACTCAATGTGCCCGGAGCCTGTTCCGGTAGCAGGATTGTATAAGCTATCAGATTTAAGAACGCCGTTAGCGTGAAAATAGGTAGTATCCGCTACTACATTACCAGTGAAAGGATTGGACATTCATGTTCCCTAAAGTACAAAGTATTTATTGTACTTTTAGGAGAATGGTATCTGAATTCAGTCGTCCGTTGCCCAGTGTTTCTGTGGCTTTGATATCTTCCAAAAACTTG